AGCCAATAAGCATCTCTATCAAATCCTTTCTTAACTTTCTTGGTTACCTGTTCATTAGCTCCGAAGGTTAGCAGGGGGTAAGGCTGGTTACCCCATTCGACCTCTGGATAGCCAAGTTCAGCACGTACCTCGTTTATAGTCAGGATATTATTCTTTACAAGTTCGGTGTACTTCTTCATCTGGAACTCTTCGTCTTTAGGAATAACAGGGTCAAAATCAAAGTAAAGGTCCTCGCCAAAATGCTTAGCATAGTAATGATTTAAGGCTTCCCGGATTAACACAAGCTTAGATGTTACAGACTTCATAAAGGTATATTCTGCAATATATGCCGTTGCACGGTTAGAATTTTCATTTAATCCAAGAACGCTTAAAGGCACTCCAAAGACCGCAGCGATTTCTTCTCTTGAAAACTTTCTCAGGTTCATGAACTCCATATCTCGATGGTTCATTTGCATATTTTGAACTTCTAAAGGTAAGTTCATGATAATAGCTTTATGTGCATTTTTTACTCCCGAATATGCCTGTTTGACCATTTCTCTCAATTGCAGATATTGCTCTTTGCTTAGAGGTTTTCCGCTGGGTTTGATTATTATTGACGGCGAAGCAGAGTTATAAAAGAAATTCTTATTCCACTTAGCTGCAAAATAATCTGAATCCACCGTCTCTGCCACTGCCTTCAAAGGTGCTAAACCTCTATACGGGTTTGACGGGTTTGGATATTTGAAGTAGACAACATCTTCGAGTTCAAGCTTCACGTTACTTTTACCATCTATTCGATACTCCCAATTGCTTGGCATGTTAGTTTTCTCGTCAAATTTTAGTTCCATTCTAGTTGGGTTAAGTGGAACAATTCCGATAACTTGATTTCTATTGTTCTGAACCAGCAGCCACATACCCTCACCCGCAAGTTCAAGATAGAAGCCCAAAAGCATAAATAATTCCGAGCGAGTCATAAACTGATTAGGTTTATTGAAAAGAATTAGAGACTCGTGATTTTCAATCTCTTTCCACGTTCTAGTGTCATAAAGCCTCCAATTAGCTGCTGATATTGCCTTCGCTATCTTATCAACACAAGCATAAACCCATGAGACTTGCCCATAAGCATCAAGGTATTCAGATTCCTTTCTGTCTGGTGCGCCTAAGCTGTTAAGATATGTTCTCCAAGGTAATGCAACGGTAGCTTCTTTCTTTTTCCAAAAGTCAAATATTCCCATATAATCACCTCATATACCCTCGAATATAATTAGAGGTTCGTACTCTTTCAAATGGGTGTAAATTGCGTAACGTGCTGCGTCCATCGAATGGTCTAAGAATTTGACAGGTTCATCTAAAACATTTCCATTTCTGTCTTCTTTCCATTTGTAGTTCTTTATTTCTTTAATGGTATTTATACAATTCTTATGAATGTGAAGCTTTTGTCGTTTTACAAAGTCAATTCCATCTTTGACACTTTTGTCAGCTGGCATGGCATTAAACCCTGCTCTGACTATTTCTTCAATCCTGTTCGGTTCTGCCGAGTCGCAATACATACATGCTGATTTTTCATTTGCGAAACTTTTCAATTCTTCAATAAGGTCGGCGTTAGTTAGGTGTGTCTTGTATATCTCATCCACAATCCATATCTCTTGGTCTTTGATTCCTATCTTTAAACATGCTGTCGGGTTGTTATATCCAAAGTCAACGCCGTATATTATCTCGTCAAAGCTATTAGGTATCTCGTCTTCTATGGTGTAATTGGTATAGATGATATGCTCCGGCTCTGCAAACTCTCCTAAGGTGTAAATTCGGTAATAGGTTTCATCTTGGTCTTGAAGGTTCTCAAGTATCTTGATGTACTCTTTATCAAGGAATGGATTATCTTTATAGGTGGTCTTCAAAATAGCTACGTCTTCTTCTTTATGTTCATCAAAGAAGTATGTCTTTAGCCAACAAGGAACGGGGTTAAAGGTTAGATACATTTGATTCCTCTGCCCTGCCGTTGCACGTCTTAGCCTTAACCTCAATTGCTGATAGTCTTTTTCTGTAAACTCGGTCGCTTCTTCCAGCCATATATAATTAAAGTCAGTTGACTTTATTTTCTCGGGGTCGTCGAGCCCCCGAAATAATATCTCTGAACCATTAGGTAGCTCGATGATTTGCTCACTTTTCTTTTCCTCATATGGCAGTTTATGTTCAGCTAATAAATCCTTGATAAGCCTCAAAGCTGAATGCTTTAGACTTGGATTAGTCTTGCGGGTAATGAGTATTCTCTTATTCTTATACCTGAAGGCTACATTTAAAATTAAAAACTGAGCGACTGTATAGCTCTTCCCGCTACCAGCACCACCATAAACGATTACGTGCTTAGTATGTGCACCCTCCAAAAAATCAAAAATTTTCCCTATTACCTTAACCCGTTTCTCTATCATAACTACTCCTCGATAAGCAAAATTCTTGAGATTACATCGATATCACTTGACCCATCATTAATGAACTTCAAAAGATATGTTGTGTTAGGCTTAAGCCGCCACGGTAAATAGCCTCCTATTATCGTTGATATGGTGGTACTTGCAGGTGTACTTGAACCAGCGGTGGATTTATCAATTACCGTACCTTCGCTATTAACCGTTGGAGATTTAACAACAGAGGCAGAGCTTGTATTAGAGCTATTCCTATCCATGTTTACCAAGCTAACAGGAGTTCCACCTGTTACTTCTGCATCCTCAAATAATTCTATTTTTAGAATATCGCTTCCAAGCGTGAAATTTTGTATATCAAGCGTTGTAATGACAGAACCTGTCGTCATAGCAAGATATGCAGTTTCTGAACCAGAGACTGTCATCTCTGCATAACCATGAAAGGTTTTGCCTTGGTATAGTTTTGCTTCGGGTTCTGAAATTATTTTAATTCCATTCGTAACGCCGCAAATAGAATCAGCAATATTAACAATTTCATCCTTAGAGTTTACCAATCTACCCGTTATAGGGCTATAAAGGGCATCGCTCATTCTGAACCCTCCTTATTATCGACTTTGATAATCTCGATTCTCATGTCAGAGTCTGAACCTATATTGACTCGTTCTTTCCTTCCCCATTCTTCCGGGCATTTCCTCTCAAGCCACCATGCTGCTGCTTGCCAAGTATCCTGTGCTGCCTTTTGAATGATGGTAACATTCCGAGCGACAGCCTCTGCCTCTGCCTTTTTAACAGCCTTGTATAACTTGCTATACAAGCTATTTTGCTGCGCTCTTTCACCCTTTTGCAACCAGCGATACCACGTACTTTCATCTATTCCGAGGTATTGAGCAACATGCCTCTGATAATTACCAGCTGCTATTAACTTTTCAGCAGTTTCTATCATCTTCTCTGTTAACTTTGGCTTCCTTGGCATAAAATCATCTCCGTTCTTCTTTTAACTATCTAATCTCTTTCACAGCCCTTTTCCCTGTGTGTTCCTCCCCATTCACACCTGTCACAGATTTTCGACAGTAGTCACAACCAAAAATCAGCTACCCATGGTGGCTCAGCAGAAATCACAATTTTACCACAACGTGGACACCTTATATCTCCATTTATTAATGCAAATGCCAGAGTATTTTTGTTTTGAAGTACTATTGCTCCGCAATACGGGCAACAAAGCGGTTCTTGTTTCACCATTTTTATCTCTCCCTTCATATTACCGGCAGAAGTTCCAAAATTGCCAAATATAAATCAAAAAGTGGATAAAACCATATGTACCTATCGGCGTTCAGCTATTGTTCTATCCATCAGATATCGCCACGTGAGTGCTAAAGCCACTCTGCGACCGCCACGATATTTCTTAAGTATTGCAGCCTGTTTCCTATAAAACTTTGGTGCCTTCAATAACTTCTTAAAGAAGCTCTTTCTCTTAAGCTCCATGGAATCACCTACCATCCAAACATTCGGCAGAAATTGCCAAAATTGCCAAATATGAACCAATAAAAAACCGCCTTTTTAGGCGGTTGGCTTATAAAGTCATACCTTTTAATTTTTTCAATCTTTCCCTTACGCTTTGTGCTTCTTCTTTTGCCAAATAGACTCCATATGGGCAAATTATCGTTAGTGACTGTGAAAATTCTGGCAAAGCTTCTTCTATAACCCAATCAAACAAACTACACTCAGGCCCATACCCACTAACAACATTGTGACTGTCAGAATAAAAGCATATTGTCTCAATACCCGCTTCAGCCCAACCAATAGACCACTTTAAGTCCGGTATAATGTCTTTCAGTTCTTTAACTATTATCTTTGCTATTCGTTCATTTATCTTCTCTACCTTCTTTAACAATGTATTCGATTGTTGAAGTAATTCTTCAAACTTCATATACTCGCCTCCCAAAAATTGGATAATTATCTCCAAAATATATAACGTTCTTATAGGTTTTGCTAATTAACGTCATGCCAGATACTAATGATTAGTATGTTATTTTCAAAATTCAACCGAACTTATTCAAAATCGAATAAGTTTGATGAGAGTTCTACTAATTTAGTTTTACTTTTTTCCAATTCTTCAAGAACCTTATGCACTTTAGAATCATCGACTATTGTAGGATTTTTAAGGCTATCGATAATCACATCAGCAGCTCTTTTGTCTATTATGATTTTTTTACCAAATGTAGAAGTGGCCATATTTGTCATCACCTTCAAACAGATAATCCCGAACATTTCACACTTTTTCAAGAATGTGCAAAACGTTCGCCTATTATTCCTTTGGCTTTAAGCTGTTATACATAACGTTTTCTTCAGAAACAGCTCGCTGTTCAACCATCTCAGTCCCGCATTCAGGGCATTTCATCATGTACCTCCTTATAGAAAAACCCGGGCGTTTGCCCGGGGCGTGTATTTTGGGGCCTCGCCAAGCCGAATACAATACGAAGACTCGGCACCCGCTCCAAGGCGAACCCGAGCCTTCAGCCAAGATGACCCCCGTAGGAATCAAGTTGAACGGGCAGCCATTAGCACAGGCGGCGGGAATCGAACCCGCAAACTGACTCTCGTCAGTTCCTGAGAGTTTCAGGAGCGTTTACCTTTCGCCACGCCTGTGCTCGATGCGTGTTTTGATGAGCCGCCGCTCGTAAATAGTTCCGGTCCTCCGACATCTGATGCGCGCGGCTCAGAGCGAAGGATACCGGAAGGTATATAGTTTTATTTCTCTTCGGCTATTCCCATTTCTTTCAGAATTTCAGTTTCGGTATTGAGAATCATTAAGATTGTTTTTTCAACTTTATCCCTTGGCATAATAGACCACCAATCTTTAAGTTTTATTGATAACCTCTCTGCTATCTTCTTTGCCATCTTCTCAAGGTCAACTTCTGGCAAGTCTTCTTTTAGGGATTCTTCCGTTGTAGCAGCTATTACTTTTCCGCTTTCATCTTTTATTACTCTCTCTTCTTTTTTATCTACATTTTCTTCTGGAACTTCAACCTCTAACTCTACGAATGGAAAAGATATGACCGCAAAAATATTTTCGGGTGATATGCTAATATGACATCTTGAAATGTATTTAAGCTCCTTTCCATCTGGGTCATAAATTTTCGTACCTTTGCCATCAGAAACTATCTTATAAGTCCGTTTTTCATCTTTCATCATTCTTATCTCCTCGCCTCCCATCACCGTTTAATATCGGTTAGTTCTGAATTCCTCTGGTAAAAAATTATTATAAATCTTGAGCATTTGCTTTATCTTCTGCCTATAAGGTTTATTATAACTCTTTCTTTCCTCTCTGCTATGCCAACCTTGACCACCTTTGTGATGCTTTCTCTCAGGAAATTTTTCGCTCATTCTCATAAAATCACCTCCTGTACTGAAAGGCAATCACCCCCTTTCTTCTCTTTAAGGCATTATTCTGTCAAATAGGATTCATCAATAACTTCAATCGTTACTCTCAGCGGCTTCTTCCTAAAAAAAGCCGGGATTTTTATCACCTCTGCAAGTTCTGATGCTGGTATTTCCAGCTGTAACCTTGCGTTACCGTCCTGACCATCAATTTTAACCGCCGTTGTTGTTGGCGGAAGTGACGCCATAAAAGATACCTTCATTTCTCCTCGCCTCCCTTAATAAAATCTTTATGGCATTTTGAACACCGATATATATTAAATACAATTTCTTTGCCGTCAATTTTTAGTTTTCTTTCTTCTTTAATCTCAGTACCACATAGCGGGCACTTCATAATTGTTACCTCCGAATTGGTGCACCCGGCAGGAATCGAACCTGCGGTCTTCGGATTAAAAGTCCGCTGCTCTTCCTTCTGAGCTACGGGTGCAATGCCTTTGGTTCTTTAACACCACCAAAATAATGCTTTGGTAGTACTTCGACATGGGCGACAAGGCCGTCAAATTTTGAACAGCTCCGACAGAATTACCTCCCTAACATCATATTTGCTACTATTAGTTTCTCCCTCTCGTATTGAGTCATCCCTATTCTATGAACTCTCTCATGGCATTTTGCACATAATAAAATTAAGTTATATTCATGATTATTTTGTGGTGTAAAGGGTATGCCTAAGTAAGCTGGTATCATAGCATTTCTACCATAAATATGATGGATGTGTATTCCGGGTGCGCCACAAATCCTACATCTTCCTTCGTCTCTTTCCACAACTCTTTTGCTAATGCTTTCAGGAATTGCTTTCATGTAATCACTCTTTTCAATGTTTCACATAGTCGATTACCTCAACTATGCCGTCCCACTCATAAAAGTTTCCCTCAATTATTATTCTGCCTCTCGGTAATTTTCTATCCAGCATAAAGGTTTCACCTATTAGCTTTTGAGCTTCCTCGGTACATGTGAAGACGTATAGAACCGTAGCACTATCTTTCCCAACCTCTATTTCAGCTATTGCATTGACTATAATACTTTTTGGTAGCTTCCCATAATATTTTCCCTGTGATGCTATTCGATATTCTAAGTTTCTTCTTGCGAAATATCTTAATAACCTTTCAGCTTCTTTTTCGGCTCTTAGACGAGCACTGTAATCGATATACATCCTAACCACCTCAGTTTTGCATATACGTTCCCCATTTTATGCAAAAAATCAATGCCTTTTCTAGAACGCCATTAAGTGTCTTATCATGACCGGCAACCTTACCATCAATAGTAGCTACATACTCATCTTCATCTGTAAATACCTCAATATCAATAGGTGGGTCAAGGTAAAACATTTCACCTTTAATCTCATATGCCGTAACTGTATAAATCACGCTACCCCTCTATTTCACTAATCTGGTATTCATGTATGCTATCTTTTGAAAATGCTAAAAAGTCTTCTTTTGAAATCAAAAAACCAAGGCAGCGTTTCATAACTCCATCTATGTAATCACCCATAGCTATAAAACGCCGTGCATATTTTGGAAGTAAGTATCGAAGTTTCGAGGTTGGAAGTATAACGAAAACATCAGGGTCTCTAATGAACTGAACCCAATAGTCCGCTTTTGTTGTGGAAATTCCTGAAGGTACAAAAGTATTGCTCTTAAAATCGTATTGATGAGTTTCAAGAACTATATTAGAGGTTTTATTACTCTCTATGTCCGCCTTCACTTCAAAAGTCCATTCTTTGCCTCGATAGACTCCTTTGACATCCCATTGTCGTAAGACTTTTGTCTCTTCTGATTCGTTAAAGGCTACATGCTCAAAATTATATTCTCTCAAAAACTTTGCGAAATATCTTTCAAAATTTCTCCCTGTAAGTAATGAAATTCCCCACTCCATAATAACCTCCAAAAAATAAACCGCAAGCCCCTATGGACTCACGGTATATGTTTTACGATTCTACCCATATTATAACACCTCTGTTGCATTTTATCAAGCGATTTTCTGGGTTTTTCTTCAAAAACGTTCTGTAAGTATTTCTGCATAATGCCTTCAGCTTTGTAAATTTTCCGTAAAATCCTTGAGCGAGTAGTACTATCATTCAAACTACTTAACCCTGTCATTATAGCCACATCGTAAACATCAAGGTCTTCAATGAAGGCAAGTTCCCATATTTTTCTTAGGTCTTCTGGTAGTATTGATAATAGTTTTTTTAGAAAGCCTAATGCTATTGCAACTTTAAAAAGAGTGCTGTTAGAAGGCATAGAACCATTATAACCTATTGAAATCACTGACTTTGTCCCTCCGGGGGTTCGAGAAATAAAGTGCCACATGTCCTTATAGGTTTTGTACACTCTTTCTAAAATTACATTATCTGTAATCTCTCCTAATAAGACTTTTTCAGAAGCTTCTACCACCCCTAACTTATGTATCTTTGGCTTCATTTTATCCCCCCCTTTAGTAGTTTTATAAAAAGCTCTAAAATTACTACGAGGTTTTTTTATCTGCTTTTACCGCAAGAAAATCATTCCCTAGGTTTTATAGACTCTTTCAAGAATTATATTGCCTGTAATTT